TTTGCAAGAAACCTTAGGCATTAGCTGGTACGAGGGCGCATTAGTTGATGCTATTCCAATGGTGCCGAATCGTCTAAGTTATAGCGAAATGGCTATGAGCCCATTTTGGTATCCAAGTGAATGGACTGAAAGTTTTGAATCATATATAACACACAGAGAAGAGGTAAAAGAACGTATTGTTCAATACATGGAACACTACCAAACTTTCTTACCTCGCCTAAATACTCAAGTAGATACATTAAATGAAAACTTCTTTAGTTGCAATAAACTATTAGAAATGTTAAAATAATATGTCATCCACGACAATAACTCGGAGAAATAATTATAATGACAGAAAAGAATGAAACAGCAGTTGACGCAATGGCGGGTGATGGAAATTATAAAGAAGCATATCTCGGTGACGCAATTCGTTTCCAAATGAAACGTGACGGAAAACGTTTCTGGGCTGGCGACAATATTAGTGATTACGTTCGTGAAGAAGATAAAGAAAAACTAATTAACGAAGCAACAGAAGCATTTGAATTAGTACTCGACCGTCTATTAATTGATCGAGAAAATGATCCTAACAGCCACGGTACTGCTCGACGTCTTGCTAAGATGTACTTTAACGAAATAATGGCAGGTAGATATGATCCAGCACCGTCAGCAACAGCTTTTCCAAATCATGCAGAAGATCGATACGAAGGCATGCTTGTGGTTCGTAGTGAGCTCCGTAGTATGTGTTCACACCACCATCAGCCAGTCAGCGGAGTCGCTTACATTGGTATTATCGCCGCCAACAAACTTATTGGACTATCTAAATATACTCGCATTGCTCAGTGGTGTGCTAGGCGTGGCACTTTACAAGAAGAGCTTGCGAATGATATTGCGAGAGAAATTGCAAAAGCTACTGACGCAAAAGACGTAGGCGTATATATTCAAGCAACACATGGATGTTGCGAAAATCGCGGCATTATGGCACATAGCTCATTAACACAAACAACCGTGTTAACAGGAGCATTTAAGAATGATCCTGCTACAAAAAAAGAATTTTTCGACAACATTAAACTACAGCAAGAATTTGCTCCGAGGTAAAATATGCAAGTAAGAGTTGAAACAAACGAAGATGATATTGGTCGTTGCGGTTGCGGTCGTAGCCCAACAGGTAAGTGTATCGGTTGGCACGGGTTAAGCGAAGATGCTTATAAAAAAGCTAAATCCGACTGGGATTTTGAACAATATCAACAACGTGCAGAAAATCTTTGGTTTAAAGATGCGGGATGCACAGGCGGACCAAAGGAATAATTATGAACAAGCAGGTAATTACCCATCAAGAACTTAACGGACTTGTTTCTAAAATTTGTAGAGACATTTCTATCAGTAACTGGAAACCAGATTATATTGTCGGGTTAACTCGTGGTGGGTTGATTCCTGCTGTTATGATTAGTCATTATTTTGGTGTCCCTATGCATTCATTAAGTGTTAGTTTACGAGACAGTGATACTGGTCCGGAATCTAATTGCTGGATGGCCGAAGATGCACACGGGCACGAAATATTTGATCCAATGTGTTCTGGAGATAATAGAAAAAATATTCTCATTGTTGACGATATCAATGATACCGGTGCTACATTAAACTGGATCATGAACGACTGGCCTTCGAGCTGTTTTCCTAAAGACCCGGCATGGGATGAAGTTTGGAACCAAAATGTTCGATTTGCTGTATTAGTTGACAATCTATCAAGTCGATGTACAGTTAAAATGGATTATGTTGGATTCGAAGTTAACAAAGCGGAAAAAGATGTTTGGATCGATTTTCCTTGGGAGGATTGGTGGACTAAATGAAAGAACAAGTTTTTGATCAACAGCCTGCACATATCGACGATAGTCAGGCACCATGGGACAATTTAATCACCGAAGATTATCACGTTAAAGTATTTGCTGACAAGTATCCTGTTACACAGGACCATTGTTTATATGTGCCTAAATATAATACTATTGCAGTTTTAATGGATGCATTTGAAGATGCCATTCGTTATGGTATGCGACAAGTTGAAGTAGGTGCATGGGATGGATTTAACGTGGGATTTAATTATGGCAAAGCTGCTGGGCAAACTGTTGAGTGGCCGCACGTACATCTAATTCCAAGACGAAATGGCGATATGGAAGACCCAACTGGTGGGGTGCGACATGTCATTCCGGAAAAAGGCAATTACCGTAAGACATGAAAAATTATCTATCAATAATTGCTTTACTTTTCTTATGCGGATTAATTTTTTGGAATAGCACAGAGTCTGGTCCTAGAAGATATAACTGCACTATAGCAGAGTGGCATCCCGACTATCCTCGAGAAGTTCGACAGGCTTGTCGAGACATGAGACAAGAAATGGAACAACAAAAAACAAAAAAGTTGATTCATATTTAAAAATAGTGTATAATAAATTATGAGTAAATTAAAAGTCGCAGAGCTGTTTTACAGCATTCAAGGAGAAGGCCGCTATATGGGTGTGCCTTCTATTTTCTTACGCACATTTGGATGCAACTTCAAGTGTGCAGGTTTTGGTATGCCTAAAGGGCAACTAAGCAAAGAACATCTTTCTGTTGATCCTAGCAAGTATAGTGAATATGGACAGTTGCCACTTGTCAATACAGGTTGCGATAGTTATGCATCGTGGGATCCTAGATTTAAACATCTAAGCCCAATGTTAGAAACAGACGATGTTGCAGAAGCAATTATGTGTATGCTACCTAATCAAGAGTGGGGAGATGCGCATCTTGTTATTACAGGCGGGGAACCCTTGCTAGGATGGCAACGTGCTTATCCAGATTTGATGTCGCATCCCAAGATGAGAAAATTAAAAGAGGTCACGTTTGAAACAAACGGTACTCAAAAACTAACACCAGAACTTAAAGAATATTTACGCTGGTGGGTAGACGGAGATCCTGAAAGAGAAGTAACATTTAGCGTTAGTGCTAAATTAAGCTGTTCGGGAGAATCTCGAGAAGAAGCAATTCGCCCAGACGTTGTTTGTGAATACGAGGAGGCAGGCTACACTTATCTAAAGTTTGTTGTGGCTACAGAAGAAGATGCAGAAGAAGCGATCGAAACAGTCGACATATACAGAGCGGAAGGATTTAACGGTCCTGTTTATCTCATGCCTGTGGGCGGTGTTGAGTCTGTGTATTGTCTTAATAATCGTCGTGTTGCAGAATTGGCTATGGCAAATGGGCTAAGATACAGCGACAGATTGCAGGTGCCGCTGTTTAAAAATGCGTGGGGAACATAATGTTTAAAAAATTATTTGAAAAATTAACAGGTATTGACAAAATTCGTGCAGAAGCAGAAATTGCTCTTGAAGAAACAAAAAAAGCCAACGAAGAACGTCTTGCAGCATTAGAAGCAACAAAAGTTGCTCAAGAGCAAGAAGAATTGGCTAAATTGAGCCCAAAAGAACGTGCTACTCGCAAGAAAGAGCCTTGGGTTGGGGTACTAAATACACATGTAAACAAAGACAACATTCGCAACGGGTTCTTTGAACTTGACTGGAATGAGCACTTTGTGCTACAATTAAAGCAAGAAGGTTATGGAGTTGAAGGTGATCCAGACGAAGAAATCGTAGATCGATGGTTCCGTGAACTTTGTGCTAACGTAGTTGTAGATGGCGATTACGGCGGCCCTGTTGATACAGGGGTTATAGACATACAGGCAGTAAAGAAGAAAAATCAATGACATATATTTTAGTTGATACTGCGAATACTTTCTTTCGCGCACGACATGTAATCAACGGCGATGCTGATATTAAACTCGGCATGGCTTTTCATATTACTCTAAACTCTATTCGCAAAGCATGGCAGCAATTTGACGGCAGCCATGTTATCTTTTGTCTCGAAGGTCGTTCTTGGCGTAAAGATTATTACGAGCCATACAAGCGCAATCGTGCCGAAGCTCGTGCCGCGCACACAGAAAAAGAAGCAGAAGAAGATGCTGTGTTTTGGGAAGCGTTCGATACATTTAAAGAATTTATCATTGACAAGACTAATTGTACAGTATTACAAAATCCTCAGTTAGAAGCAGATGATCTAATTGCAGGATGGATCCAAAGCCATCCTCACGATAATCATGTTATTATCTCTACAGACACAGACTTTGTACAATTAATTGCACCTAATGTAAAACAGTACAACGGTGTTCAAGAATGTACAATTACCCACGAAGGATATTTTGACGATAAAGGCAAATCTATTATTGACAAAAAAACACAAGAGCCCAAAGGTGCTCCTAATCCAGAATGGTTGTTGTTTGAAAAATGTATGCGAGGTGACACAAGCGATAATGTCTTTAGTGCATATCCGGGTGTTCGCACCAAAGGTACAAGTAAAAAAGTCGGTCTTACAGAAGCCTTTGAGGATCGTAAGTCAAAAGGATTTGCATGGAATAATCTAATGTTGCAACGTTGGGTTGATCATAACGGTCAAGAACATCGTGTGTTAGAAGATTACGAACGCAATCGTCGATTAATTGATCTAAGTTATCAACCAGATCATATTAAAGAAGTAATTGCATCAACAATTTCCGAAGCGACAGGTGCTAATAAAAATGTTAGCCAGGTAGGAATTAGATTGATGAAGTTTTGCCATCTTTATGATTTGAAAAAGATTGCAGAACAAGCACAAAGTTATGCGGAGCCATTAAATGCAAGGTACAATTTTAAAGAAGACCACAGCTTGTCCGTATAGGGACACCTGTGGATGTAGAACAGACACATGTTGGGAGGGACCAGAAATGGAACTACACGCTAAACCGATTATCGATAACAAATTTTGGATTGTCGAAGCAGACGGTGAGAAGGTTGCAACATTAAGAAAGAACGAAGACAATCGTTTTGTAATGAGCAACGAAGATGGTATTGAAGTATTTGACAATAAAGAAACAATAACAAATAAATTTGGTAAAGAATTTTTTGTTGCCAAAATTGTTAAAGAAGCAGTAACTAATCTTCCTAACGAAGTTCATGGATATGGTACTAGCACAACACCGCACAATGCCATGTTTGACATTCGCAAGAAACTTCCGCTGTTTACTAAGAGTGCAGACTCAAAGAGTTTATATTGTGCAGGATATTATGTTATTCGATTTGACAAAGGCTGGGTTAAGAGTTTTTGTCCTAAACTAATTACATTACAGCGTTATGACTATAAAGGTCCGTTTAAGACTGAATTAGAAATGAAACAGGTATTAACAAATGTCTCAAAATAAATTACCAACCACCTTGCCTAGTGTTGAAAAATTAATTCAACGAGTTACTGTTGCAGAACGTAGTCAACAAAAAGACATTCGCATTAGTATACAAGAAGCAAGGGATTTAACCGCTGAACTAGCCATTTTGACTTCCAAATTAGGCCAAACTGTACAAGAAATACATCAAATGTTGGCGGAAATTCGTGAATCGACTACCAATATTGACGTTAAGTTCGACGGCGGGACATTTTAAAAGCATAAATATATACGTGGTTAATTAGGAACAACGTATATATGAGTAGACCAAAACCGAAAGTGTTATTAGAATATGCTAACAAAGACACCTTCAAGATCGAGCAAATTCTCGACTCGGAGGCCATTTGGGCTGTATTTTATCAAGGTAAACCATTCAATCTAAAGAGTGGCAGTTTGGTTGCTAGTTATCCTGGTCCAAAATATAAAAAGGTAAGTTTTTCAAATCCCGGACACGCATATAACTTAGCTAAAAAATTAAACAAACTTTTCAAAACAACTGATTTTGCAGTTTATAAACTTACATCTGGTGAAGAGGTAAAATAATATGGACATTAAGGATACCTATACCCAGGTATTCTTACAGGCAGCAGGAATAGACGCCGATGCCGACTTACAAAAACAATACAAGGCCGTTTGGTGGTGGAATTTAAGAAATAAAGGCACCGGCGGTCTTCGTTTGACAGAACACGCATTGAACTTCATCGAAGAGTATGCTAAAATAAAAACATACAAAATAGACTTTCCGGAAGCAGTTGCTCTTACACCGCAATTACTTCTATGGTTAGATAATTTTATCGATTCACCATTTTTCATAACTAAAAAATATATTGTGGTTCTTAAAGAAAAGGCGGCATTTGAGCTTTATTTGTTTTCCGGTGACGTTCGTAAATTGGGTTACAGTAAAGCATTGTCTAAAAGACTTAGCCAAGAATCACAATCCTAATAAACTACCCATATAAATATTTCTGCTATGTTTGACTTAAATCCTATCGATGTTTTAAAGCAAAGAAAATTAAAAACTTTGCCCCCACACTTTTCAAAAGTTAAAATCAGTGAGTATGATCTTTTTGAAGGTGTAGAAGAATGGGTACAGACTAAACTTAAAGGTAGATACTGTATCGTCAAACACCCTAACATCGACAGCAGTGGCAATTTAAAATCGTCACTAATTTTAGGATTTGAAGAACAAAAAGAATTAACATATTTCATGCTTGCATGTCCAAATCTAAGGAGAAAATAATGGCAGAAGAAAACCAAGAAGCAATGGCTAAACAAGAAACACGTACTGAAGCTACTGCTCAACCAGAAGCACCACAACCACAAGGTAATGATCTTAGTATCAGCGATCTTGTAGCACTAAAGAGTATTGTAGAAGTTGCAACATCAAGGGGAGCGTTCAAGGCAACAGAACTAGAAGCAGTTGGTAAGACATTCAACAAACTAAATGCTTTCTTAGAAGCTGTAGCTAAAAAGGAGGCTTAATATGGCAGCACCAATTAAACACATCGGTAGAATGAAAAACACTGGTGTTAAAGTACTTGTAGTTTTTAGAACATTACCTGGCGAGTCAAACACAGCGTTAGTTTTGCCAACTGCTCAATTACCAGATTCGTATCACGATGCAATTATGGAAGCAGTTGAAACTGACCAAGCTCAAGAAGCATTTGAATTCGGCGAAGTTATGTTTATGCGTAGCTTTCCAGACGGTCGTCCAATGTTACAAGCTATGCAGGCTGATAATCGATTGCAGAAAGTTTCAACCGATTTAGTTACGATGACACCAACACCGACGGATTCTATTCAATTAGATCAGCTCAATGTATTAATTGCCGAACAACGTAATGTTGCAGTTGACGATTTATATACGTTTGTATCCGGAGCTCCTAAAAAGTCCAATACTAAAGTAGAAGACATTGCTAAGGTCGAGGACCTTGCGCCAAATGTTGATCCAGATGTGCCGGCACCATTAAGAGCACAAGCGTCAACAACTGAAGCGTTATCCGACAAAGATATTGCAAAAAGCTACCGAAGCCAAGCAGACGCAATGTATAAAGAAGCAGCAAGGTTGCGTAAAGAAGCAGATGCATTAGATCCGCCTGTTAAGAAAACAACTAAGAAGGTGAAAGAAACTGCTGATGCCTAGTCCATTTTTTAGACCACCAAGACATTTGGTCAAAGAATGGCCGGAAGTTTTTGAAGATCTTTATATGAATACAATGCCAGTTGCATATCTAGAATTTGTTCATTTAGAATTTGCAGATGGCAGAGTATGGCAAATAGACATTAAGGCCCAATTAAAAGAAGAAGAGCCAGATGCTATTGCTGATAAGTTAATTGAAACGTTAACTGAATATAAAGAAGATATTAGAAAAATTGATTTTAAAGTTGATATCGAAAGACTTAAAAAAGATATCGCAGATTCAACTAAAACAATTCTCTAGTGTTACCGTAGTGGATCACTTTGTGATTCGGTGAAGTAAATGTTCTCCAAGGGTCAATTACGATTGACCCTTTTTCTATTTTACAATACAAATCTTGTTGTTCTTCAAATCCACGATATTCATAGGTAACTTTTTTATTGTGTGCCAATAAAACAACACCATAACACCCTTGAATAGAATCTCCAGTTAATGGATCAATGTATGTAGGCTTATGTCCCAATTCTTCGCAATAATGACCGATTAATAAACTATAACTACCGTCGCAATATTCTACACCAGGCTTATATGCTTTACCGTGAATAAAGATGCTCATTTTATTTTCTTTAGCATGTTTTACTAATTCTTGTGCTAAATTTTTTGCTTGTATTTCACGAGCATTCATTATAGAATCAAATAGATCGTACCCTAGTTCAAGATTAGTTGCAAGATATCGCAATGCAATATTGTCGCGAGGATGGCATGCGCCACCGTCGCCCATACCCGCTTTCATGTATTGTGGTCCCATAATGCGCATTGTACTTTTTGCTAGTGCATCTGTAACAATGTCTACATTAATGTTGCCCTGTTTCATTGCAACATCTTGAATCATATTAACAAGACCAATTTTAGCACTAATAAACGTATTGTAAAATACTTTGATGCATTCACATTCATCCCATGTTCCTATAACATATCTAGGATTATTTTCCATAACAGTTTTATAAAAGTCTACTAATTGTTTAGCATCGCCTGTTTCCGAACCATCTTCAGTACCTATCATTACCATTTCTGGATTGACCATGTCCCATGCTACACTACCCATTGCAATTAGATAGGGATTATAAACAAATCTAGTATTTTTAATTAGACGAATAAACTCTCTTCGAGTGGTTCCGGGTAATACTGTTGATATAAGAACTAAAAGCTGATTCTTATTCATATGTTTATTTGCTTCTTCTATGCATTGTTTAACAATATCATAATTAAAATCTTTTGGATCTAAATGAGCTGTTGGAGCTCGACCATCGTAAGCTGGATCATGCGGAGTAGGAACAGCAATAAACACAATGTCTCGATCTTTTACACATTCTTGAATTGTATCAACTACAGAGATCAATTCACTAGATCTTATAGCAACGTCATACCCAAAAACTTCGTGTCCTTTTTGTGCTACTGCTTCTGCACAAGGCATTCCCAATTTACCAACTCCGATAAAACCAATCTTCATAAAAATCCTTGAATAAATATAGTAGCATATATTTATTGGAGTAAAATTTTGTATAAACAAGGTTTGGTAAAACCATTCTGGGAATTACAACATCGAGAACTAGACTACCAACGAGAACAATTTAATTGCCAAGCCGACATTACCGTATGGCGGAAGCAAGGATATAGTCAAGAATTTTTTACCGGAAAGATGTTTGATATGAAACGCTCAATGCCAGAATGGACTGATCCATTCTTTTCTATATTCCAAGGAAAAAATATAGGAATAAGTTTTTACAAAATGGAAACTTGCAACATATTACCTTACCATCAAGACACCTACGAATATTATAAAACTCTTTTTAATATTGTTGATACTTCGACTATCTGGCGTGCTGTTATATTTTTAGAGGATTGGAAACCTGGTCATATTTTTGAAATAGATAATACCCCTATTGCAAAATGGAAAGCAGGAGAATGGGTTCTTTGGCAATATGATACGCCACACATGGCTGCTAATTTAGGATTAGACCCAAGATATACTGCACAAATAACCTTTACCAATGTTTGAGAAAATTTTAGAATTTGAAAATGCACTTGCAGAATTTACCGGTGCACCGTATGTTATTACAACAGATTGTTGCACTCATGCAATAGAACTGTGTTTAATCTACGACAATGTAAGATATTGTGAATTCAGTGCATATACATATCTAAGCATTCCTATGACTATGCACAAGTTAAACATTGATTATAAACTTAAAGACGTTACTTGGGTTGGAGAATATCATTTCTACAATACACGCATTTGGGATAGTGCTCGTCGATTAGAACCTAACATGTATAGAAAGGGAGAATTTCAATGTTTAAGTTTTGGACATGGTAAACCTTTAGGTATCGGAAGAGGCGGTGCAATATTATTAGACGACAAAAACGCATATGATACTATTATAAAAATGAGGTATGACGGGAGAGATCTATCAATTACTCCTTGGATTGAACAACAAGAATTTAAACTAGGTTATCATTATAAATTAAATCCGGAAGAATGTATTCAAGGATTGTCTGCTCTTAAAAACTATATTAAGGAAAACGCATACACTCCAAAACATGTAGAATATCCAGACTGCAGGAGAATTAAAATTGTTAAGTAGTTCAAACGAATGGGATCCATTAAAGGAAGTTATTTTAGGAACTGCTACTAATGCTCACTGGCCCGTAAAATGTCCTTCTTTTAGAAACTTAGAAAAAACTACCTCGTGGAAAGAAACCCCTGTTCCGTCTGGTCCAGTGAATCAAAAAATCATAGACGAAACAAACGAAGATTTAGACATCTTTGAAAAAACTCTTAAATCGTTAGGTGTAGTTGTACACCGCCCTAACAATTTAAACTTTGCAAGTTTTGATGGCATGTACAATTATTGTCCTAGAGATCGAGTTTTAGTCGTTGGCAATGTTGTAATAGATGCACCTATGCTTTATCCAACAAGAACAAAAGAAATAGATGCAATTAGAGATTTTATTCCAGGAACTGTAATAAATTGTTTAGAGCCCGATGCTACTTTTGATGCTGCTAACATATGTAGATTAGGACAAGATTTATTATATCTTGTCAGCGAAAGCGGTAATGTTTCCGGAGCAAAATGGTTGCAAGCGGTATTACCAGGATATCGAGTACACATACTCGATAATATTTACAAAGGAGTTCATATCGATAGCACTATTGTTCCTGTTCGAGAAGGACTTGTTGTTTTAAATTCCGATCGTATTCATAGAGATAATATTCCGGCACCTTTAAAAGATTGGGATAAAATTTGGATTAGTGGGGATCAAATAGTTGCTCAAGATTTTGTAGAATATCCATATGCAAGCAAATATATTGCCCTTAATTTTTTAACCATTAATCCGAATTTAGTTATTTGTGATCCCCATCAACGAGAATTAAGAAAAGCATTGTCGCAACACGGCGTTGATACCATAGGGGTTGAATTAAGACATAGCAGAACCCTCGGCGGCGGCCACCATTGTGTTACGTTAGATCTATGG